AAAATAATCCATAACTAGCGCCAAAGATTCAGTCTCTTTGTCCTTTTTGTGCCACTGACTGAATCTTTTCTTTTTAACTATGTTATTTATAAAAAAACAAAACTGGGATCTTTTGGGTATATGTGAATATCTATTCATCATATTCGCATACAATACTGTATCCGGGAAGAATGACAGTCCCCTGTTTATCATATAGGCAGAATAGTCTTTCTCTGCTTGGGGATCAACGAATAAGTCCTCCTTGGTTTCGTTGATCGCCTTCAAAAAGTCGAATGGGGTCATGTTATTCTACTTCGTCTTCATCATCATCATCGTCCGGAACAATAAACATTTTTCCCGGATAAAGTTTGTCTAAAATCTCATGCATTTCCTCATGCGTCTTTGCCTGAGCATAGAATTTATCATCCAGAACTCCATATAGATATATCGTGTCTTCATGCGTTTCCATATAACAAACCACGATATTATCTGATTTCATTTCCGGTGTAATTCCATGTTCCTCGAGCAGTCTTTCGACTGTTTTCTTTGCTGCATACTCTCTCAAATACCACCCAATAATTATCAGTATTAGCATCAATGAAAGATCTAGCAATATTGTTTCCGATTCCATAATCTTTCCCTATTTGAAACTACATGATCGCATTATCTCTGTCATTGCTGCCATGATATTGATTTCTGCATCAGCAACGAACGCAGCACGGTGCTGGTAGTCAGCAAGAATCAAAACCAACTCCGGAACACTCTTGGCTTCTAGATAATCGCCAGTCTTTTCATACAGCAGATGAAAAATGTGCACAGAGTCTGTACCTGAATTCTTGGCGCACCACTTGCGAACTCCATTGAATGACTTTTCCTTCAGCAAGGTCATCAACTCTTTTATAGAGTCATCGGACATACTTATAAGGATCCCAGAATCAATGGCACCAGATACAGAATATCTTTGCAGTTCATTCAGTATTCTACGATAGTCCGGAAAGTGCATTGTTACCAACTCTGCAACCACCTTTGGATCAAATGCGATCTGCTCCTGCTTCAGTATCTGCGACACACGTTTGAAGAACCCAGCAGCAATGATCTGCTTATCTTTATTATCTATCTTAAAATCAATCACAGAACACCTACTATGTAGCGGTGCGATGATTCTGTTTTTGAAATTACAAGTGAAGATAAATCGGCAGTTGTTGCTGAACTCTTCAATGAACCCACGCAGAGCTGGCTGGATACTATCAGCATTCATATAGTCTGCTTCATCAAGTATGACTACTTTCTTTGAGTCGGTCAGAGAAACAGTTGATGCAAATCCCTTGATCTTCACTCGGAGAGTTTCAATCATGCGACCTTCATCGGAACCATTTATCATTATATACTCGGCACCAATTTCGTTGCAGAGTGCTTTGGCAACTGTAGTCTTACCCACACCGGCAGTGCCAGTGAACATAAGAGTTGGCAATTCACCTGCTGCAACGAATTGATGAAGAGTATCCTTGAGTGCCTCCGGTAAAATACATTCACTAATTGTTTGTGGTCGATATTTCTCTACCCACAAAAATTGATCATCACGAGTATCAAGCATCTTAGATAACGCTATCTGCTTCAACCGACATGAAGTAAACTAGATCTGAATTCTTAGAACTGAATTTAGAGATTTTCTTACTGCTGATTGCCACTGAGTAGTTACCTGGAATGAACTTGAAATATTCAATCTTCAAGTTTGCCTTGAAGGTCAAATTTGTAGTTCCAACGACTGTGTCATAAGAATTTGCTGTGGCAGTCTTCTTATCAGAAACAACAACTCTAATTTCAGTGCCATCACCAATGAAACTAACATCAGGTGCTGACAGGATAGATGCAGTCTTGATGATATTTGCCAACAAGTTCTCCGACAAATCGAACTGAATCTCAGGATTTGCTGGCATGGTAATTGCCTTGGTTGGAACTGTGAGGATTGAAGGATTTGATGCAAAATACTTGATTGATCCACCTTCAGTCATTGATACAAACTTATCTGTGAATTGAAGTTCAGGGTCTTGGAACAAACTGTATGCATTCAGAAATGCGTTCAGATCATAGATAGCAAAATCCAATGGGAACTTTTCTGCGGCAGTGACTTCTGCCAAGATGCTTTTCTGACCGCTGATTGTGGTCAACTTGCTGCCGGACTTGATCAAAAGATTGGTATTGATTGAAGCGAAATTCTTCAGGATACCTACCGTTGTTTTACTTAGTTTCATATATCTCTCCATAAATTATTAGTAACATTGCTAGTATACCTCATATCCAAATAAAAGTAAAATTTAGTTTTCCTTGGAATACTTGACATCATGTTCATACAGAAATGCTATGTTACACAGAGCATGAGCAAGATGATTTTTGTTGGTCTCAGGATCATTCTGTTCCCCTTCCAACCATGCCCAAAGGTGTCTCTGTGCTGCGTCATAGTATCTGCGTTTAGCATCAGGCACCTTGATCCAATTATTTGGTTCGTACTTTTGTGCACCATAGGTCAGAATTTCAACCATAGATTTTAGTGCTAAAGGTGGAACCAAACCATATTGTAACTTATCTCCATCAAACTTACGACCACCAGTGGTTGCAGTCTGGGAGGACTTTACAATATCATTCAGAGTTTTATTGATGTCCTTCACTTATGCCTCAACGATACCGGCAGTGCGAAGTTCATCCATAAACTCAGTATCAATTTGCATAATCTTTTCTAGACGTGCACGTGCTTCTTGTGTTTGTAAGGTATTTACTTTCTTGGTCTTTGTTGAAATTGCAACCAAACTATCCGCGACCAGATTCTCGGCAGTTGGTGCTGGCCAAACATATGATCCACGACCAGTCTTTGCATTATTACATAACCAGTTTGGAAAACCAATCTTTGATGAATTATTGGTACGAGCAGCAAGCAATATAGCATATACCTCAAGCAATTGTGTTCTAGTAACTTCAATTGCTTCTTTCAGTTCTGGTTTGACTGCGATTGAGCAATTGACAAATTGCTTTTGTGATTTTGTGAGATTCGAATACTTCATATGATGCTCCATAATATAATGATGGGACTTGTAGTTGCCCACAAGTCCCGATTCGGTTAGCTACGTGCGAACAATGTAGAACCAGTAGCACGTGCTGCAGCTGCTACCATGCGACGTGAAGGTGTACCGATGCGATACTTGGTTGTAACAACACCGCTCTTCAGTACGGTTGAGTTACCGTACACACAGTGACCTTCGTTGCGAAGGTTATAAATTGCATCATGTGGATTCTTCAGACCAAAGAAACCTGAGATTTGCTTGGTTGTTATAGAAGCACCAGTTTGAAGATGGGACAACAATTCGCTTTGCATTGACATATATAATAACTCCATAATGTATACCACCTATAAAAGAGGTTGGATAGTAGGTGGCAATTCTATCCAAACCTTTGCAACTCTTTGTTATACCGTTGCTGCTACCTCTTCCACCGCAGACACTGTATCTGCTGGGGATGGACCGAATGGAGCAGGGGTAGACAACTTTCCGAATAAGTCAATGAAAGCAGCACGGGTAATCTCATCGAATCGATTACAGCACAACTCGATTGCCTTCTGCTTATCCTTGAAGATTGAGAAAGCACGGATAATGTGAACCATGCGGCGAGTAGTAACCACCTCATCAATGCCACCATCGGCAAAGGTGCGGCGGATAGCATCTGCCCATTTGACCAATGTATCGGCATACTCTTGGTCCATGCAACCGTATGCAGTCATCAGGTTGGTAATAATCTTCAACTCTACTTTTGATGAAGGATATTCCTGATTGAAGGTAACGGCAAATCGCTCGAGGAATGCCTCGTTGAGAATGTTGGTGCCAATATAGCGACCATCATCACTGCCCTTGCCCTTGGTGTTTGCTGTTGCGATAATATTGAACCCAGGAGCAGGGGTGATCATTTCATTCTTCAGTTTGAAGTAGAATGGTTTTCCTTCCAGAATAGGTTGGAGACATAGTAAAGTATTTGCACCGCCAGCATCAATCTCGTCCAGTAGTAAGGTAGCACCTGTTCGCATGGCAATCAGCACTGGTCCTTCTACGATCTCTACGTTACCGTTAACCAGTGTCTTGGAACCAATCAACTGTTCCTCATCGGTCATCATGTTCAGATTAATACGGATCAGAGACTTCTTGTGTTGAGCGCAAACCTGCTCAACCATGGTTGACTTGCCGTTACCCGTTGGTCCAGAAATGTATACTGGATAAAAAGACCTTGACTTGATAATCATCTCTACGTCTTTGTGGTTACCGAAGGCAACGTAGTTCTCGTCAATGGCAGGAATCATAGGTTTACCTTGTGGTGCAATTGAAACAACTTCAGCAGACTTCATAGCAACTTCAGCAAATGGAACTGGTTCTACATTACGAGCATCACCGATAGAAAACAGGGCACGACCAATTTTGTTTCTCATCAACCACCTTGGATACTTCGGTGTTTGCATTTTCTTCATGACAGCAACCAGTTGCTTCGTAGAAACTGTTCCTGATGTAACTGTATCAGGAAACATCGCAACTACATTTTGCTCAAACTCACTGCGGAACGCTGTATCAATCTTACTCATTTAAAACCTCATAATATAATTAAATTTCTAACCTACAACTACTATTATACCTTATTATTGAATTAAAGTCAAGCATTATTTCCAAGTAGCAAAACTTTCTTCAACAGAGGGATACTCCATTTGCCATGGTTCCCAGAGTATATCCTCGCACAATTCTGCCATTTCATTCATCTCTTCTTCACTGTATTCTACCATGCTGGTTCTCCTCATAATGTAATTAATCACTCAACCTATAATACTATTATACCTTATTATTGAATTAAAGTCAAGCATTATTTACGCCACCAACCCGATGAAACGGTCAAGTAATACACGGGAATGCTTCTTTGTATTGAACATCTTACCAAACTTCTTTGAGATACTCGATGCAGTCATATCGGAATCAACATCAAACGTACCTTCAACAATTCTGGTGGATGATTCTGGTATCAAGAACAACTCATCACGACCAGTATTGCGCATTGAGGCAAATCCCTTTTCCTTGAACTCAGCACGGATCGACTCAACTGAAGCAACAACCTTGTTACTATAGTGTGACCGATATGCGGACTCAATACACCTGATCTTATTTTCGCAGATGAAGAATCCAACTATCATGGCACCAGTTCTATCCTTGATCATTTGCAATAATGTTTTGGTCTCGTTGTATTGAGTCAACTCATACTGCTTTCCAGTCTTTGCCTTCACATCACGGATGAAATTCTTTACCTTGTATCTCTTATTAAGTTCAACATTGTAAACTCCTATAACAACTTCCTTACCATCCGGAGAATTAAGATTACAACCTTCTCCATCAGTCAGTGTTATGAAGGTGGTCTTTTGGATTAAATTCTTTTTGTTGAACTTTGGAATATAGTCCATCATGTATACCAGTGCTTCGTTCAGTGGTGTGCCACCCATGCCGTATCCACGTTGCTGGAAGAATCCAGGGGCAAGTAACCGTCTTGCCATTGAATTGAATGCAGATGCCGACATTTTGTTGGAGAACAATTCCAGCAGATTGTATGATCCTGGTAGAGCATACAAGGCATAATCATCTATGGCACCTAGTTCTTTTCTCTTATCATTATTCTTGCTGGCACGTTCCTCGTACTCAGGTGTGCCATAGGTCAACCGACCATACGATGAAGTGAATGCATATACTTCATATGGTATGTTGATGCGACGACAGAACATAACCAGATTAATCAACTGCTCCAAGGTTGGTCTCATGACCGAAGACATTGAACCGGACCAGTCCAGCAGGAACATCATGCCATGGTTCTTGCCACCGGGAACTACTGTAATCTGCTTGAATATGTCATCCACAAACTTATATGAATGCAATTTCCTCATATCCAAGGATCCCAATTTCGAGGTGGTTGCTCTTTTATATTGGTCGGCAGACTTCTTCATTTCAAATTCTTTCACCATATAATTTACCATGGTGGTGGAATTCTGCATAAACTTATTGAAGTCTGCCTTGTGACCTTCAGTGATGTCAGCATCAAATTGCTGAGTGTCCTGGAAGATCTGTTTGTATCCTACGATTGGATCATTGCCTTCATCACTTATCACCGAGTAATAACGGTACTGAATTGAGTCATCTGCGAACTCTTCCAACTTGTCCTGTAATGCCTTGTCGGTGATGGATTCTAGTTCATCCTCTTCATCTACCTCTACCTCTTCCTCATCGGCACCAGTAGATACAGTATCATCTGCGCCAAAGTCTTCTTCATCTTCCTCATCCTCTGGGAGATCATCACCGTACTCTGGTTCACCATGGGATGGTTGCGGTTCAAATTCTTCACCATCATCATCTTCCTCTACCTCTTCTGCCTTGGCGCGTTGCTTCTCTTCCTTTTCTTCCTTCAACTTTTGCATGGAGAATTCACGAATTTCCTTGGACAACTGAATAACCTGCTCAATCGTTTCTGCCCGTTCAGCACGCACCACGAAACGATTTTCTTCCGGTGTGAACTTGATCCCAGATGAGTAACCTACCTTGAAATGAATATTGATCTTATCGATCAATAGGCAAGCATTCAGATCAAGATCCTTGATCCCAAAGAAGTCCTTGTCGTTCAATTGAGCATATGCTGTATTCATTGCCTTGCGCACACCAGGGAATTTCCGCTTCATCAACTTCTCGATACGGGCATCCTCAACTACATTCAGGTAACTATGCAGTCCTGGCATATCCTTTGATTCCACGAGGAACTCTTCACCAGTATATAAGGCATGCCCCACTTCATGGATAACAAACAAGTCTTCCATTTCTGGGGTAAGGTCTTTCCATATAGGCAGGGACAACACACGTGTCTTGATGTTGAACGATGCCGTCTTGGATGGCACACGGACCACAGTCAGATTCTCTTCAGCAAGAAGATTTGCCACCAGATCAATTGCTCGTACCGTCATTTCGTTTCCTTTCATATAATGAATCATTCAACTTATAATACTATTATACCTGTTTGTTGAATATAAGTCAAGCACTATTTTGACCAAGGCAATTCACAGATATTTTCGGTGCTGGAGATACATTCACAATCTTCGGTGGTGATTAGGTAAACATCAAGGGCAGCACCATCAAGGATAAAAATTAAAGCATCGTCGCCCTCTAATTCAACTGCGCTTATAAATGGAACGGGAGAAGTACAACCGCTCCAAGCATCCCAATCGTACTGGTCAAATGGTTTGAACTCTAACCGCTGTATCAGGTCACGGGATAATCTTTCGGTTTGAATTTCTTCCAGTGTAATTTTGCTCATTTTTATTTTTGCCTATATTTTGCTATTAATGGAATCTACTATTTCGTTATATTCATTTTTTGCCTTTCTGACTAACCTTTTCTGTTCTGCTATGTTATAAAGAGCTAAAATAAGTTTAATAATTTCGTCCTTAGTGATATTATCCGGTGCCTTATTATCTCTATACCCGTTACCCCATCTAAACTGGGTGTAGGTTTTTTTTAATTCAGGTAGCGTTTCGTTGATAAAAAATAGTTCTAAATTCATCTGTTTTTGCCTATAAAATTAGAGGTCATAACTCAACCTATAAGACTATTATACCTTATTATTGAATAAAAGTCAAGCACTTTCTTGACTATTTTAAGCAGTTGTTTTATATAGCAAATCTGATGATCAAACCGTAGGCATATATGCCTAAAAGACCCATATTTACGGTTATTATTGCTCGATCGCGGATAAGATACCCCCAGACGATGAAAAGAGTTGACCCTATATTGAGAAGGATCATATTATATGGTTCCCAGGATAGGGAGACCGAAAGGGCACCACCCAAGGTGAATGCGGTGGCAACCCATTTTAAGATATTTGTTCTAGTCATTACTGTTCCTTATTCAATGTTATAAGACTATTATACCTTATTCTTGAATTAAAGTCAAGGACTAATTTCTGGCGTATTCAATCTCTTTTTCAAGATCCTTGTATGCCTCGGCAGCAAGAAGTTTGGATCCTAGCACTGAACTTCTTTTCATCTGTTCAACCAGCATGCGGTTGGTATCACCCAGTGGATAACGAAGTAACACGTATGATCTAAA